ATGGGGCATATCCCTTTGTTTTCACTAGCCTTTTCCCTTGCGCCTTCACCTTGTCCCTCCCGGAGTACTCAAGTAGGTAAGTAACCCTGCCCTATTGTCTGGCGTTCTACAGTCTATACCTATGTCTACGTCTACGTCTACGTCTACGTCCACCTAGTGGGATTGGCACTCGGAAGAACAAAACAAGAACGCGGGCATAGGTCAGCACCATTGACCTTCTCAGATCGGAGATGGTCAGCAATGCTTACCTATTACCACAGCAAGCGGCCCGCAGCCTGCACCATATAAACCGTGATTGCAAGACACAAATTAATTAATTTATTTTAAGATATAGGCTTGATAATCTGGGATTAATCCCTATTTTATTATTGTGGCCAATCCGGTCACGAAACAAACTAGGATATTAAGACAATGACAAAATTCACAATCGCGGCGCAGAATACAGACAATGCAAACCATATAACCCTCTTTTCTGGCGCAACCAGCGGCCAGCACCAAGTCATGGTCGGGCTGAAACCCACCACCCATTTCTTAAAAGCAACACTTAACAGGAAGACCGGTAAGACGGAGGACATCTCCCCGGCTAATATCGAGAGCACCAACTGGGGTGTCTGGGGTCATGGATTCTCCCGGACAACTGTTATGGATCACTTTAAAGAGAACGCTTTCGACGCGACGCTGGTGAACTTCGGCATGTCGGAAGCACCAATCAGCAATAGCCTGACCTCCGAGGTCATGTCCATTCTTTACACTCCCGAGAGTCGGTCGAGCACTTTGGTAGAGGTTCTATGGCGCATCCGCACCATGGTTGACGCTGGGCTTGGCAGTCATACTGCCGGATTCAAGAACGCAGAAATGGATATTCCCACCTACCGCGGAAATACAATCTTCATCAGTTCTGTGGTAATCGGCCGTATGTTCGGACTGGACACAATCCAGATGGTCACCGGAAAGCTTGGCAAGTTCAACCACCGCGTGGGCCGGTCCAATGGTCCCCGGAAACCTTGGGTGAGTTTGATTGGAGACGGGGACTCTTTGGAATCTGCAAAGGTTGCAGCTTGGCAAGAGTACAACGCCCGCGCGGATGTTCTCAACAAATTCGAGATCACCACAAATTCTGTGGCACAGTTGGCTGACGCAGTCCACCGCAGGCTCGCGTCCCAGCCTATCCGGACGCTGGACACGTTGAACATCTAGAAGGCCGCGCAACTCAGCCCGGGCTGGCACGATCCGCTGGTCCGGGTTCTTTTTTGTCCAAAAATTTTCCCTACGCGTACTTCGTCCGCTTCGGGTGTAGATTGAAGGAAGCTCGCGCGGCTCGCTAAGAGGTTATGTAAGGAAGTTGGAAGGAAGCTCGCGCGGCTCGCTAAGAGGTTATATAAGAAGAGGCACCCCCGGGGTCACCGAGTTTTGTGTGTAACACTATTATATATATAGGGACCCCCATAAGCGGAGCAAATTTTACCAAAATTGAAAAAAAGTAAAAGTCGGGGGTATTACCAGAATGATAAAAAGAATAGTTCTTTTCCCTACTCCTAATAACACATAATATTATTCTTCTTATTATTCTTTTACTATTACATAATAACACATAAGAGTTCTCTTGGGGGGAGTGCTGAAGCTAGGGTAACATGCAAACAAAGACCTTGCAAGACCCTTTCTTATAAACTATAATAAAAATATTCTAGAGAGGTGTCTCTCTACGTAGAGGAGGTTTTTAAAAGTGAGTGAAACAGAAGCAGTACTATCTGGAGAAGAGCCCAGACCCAAGGCAAGGTCAGAGGCCTACGACCTTACCAAGACACAGACCAGATTTGCAGAACTATTTATAGAAACCAATGACCCCATACACTCACTGGTGGAGGCAGGGTACGCCCCTGTGAAGACCAAGGACGGGAGACTGGACCGTACCAGAACGGGGAGAAGAGCACAGCAGTACCTAGCCAATCCCAAGCTCAGAGCCTACATAGAAATCCTCAGAGAGGACGTAGTGGAGAAGGTGTCTTGGAACGCACAGAAGGTGCTAGACAAAATGTACCAGACCTATATGAGAGCCACAGAGGCAGAGGACTATACCAATGCCAACCGTTCTCTGGAGAACATGGGCAAGCACCTTGGCATGTTCATTGACAAGAAAGAGATCAAGCAGAACACCACCACCACCTTCCAAGGAATAGACGAGACCTTTACCCCGGACGTAGACAGTGACATACAGAGACTGGCCAACATCTCAGGGTACTCTGTGATCAAGGGAGGGAAGGAGTGAACCAAGAAGGAGTAGCTCAAGAAGTTCTTCCACCGCAAGAGCACTTGTTAAAGCTCAGAGAAACTCTCTACCTACAGGCCATAGAATCTGCCAGAACAGACTTCTTCTCTTTCACCAAGTTCATTGCCCCTTCTCTGGTCCCTGANTTTAAAATAGGAAAACACATAGAAGTAATCTGTCAAAAGCTACAGAAGGTGGTGGACTCACCAGACCCGCAGAGGCTGATGGTGTTCCTCCCCCCGCGCTCCTCCAAGAGCCTGATCTGTTCTCAACTGTTCCCCGCGTGGTACATAGGAAACTACCCCTCTCACGAAATAATGAGTATCTCTCACTCTGACCAGCTGGCCTCAGACTTCGGCAGAACTGTCAGAGATATCCTAAAGATGCCCCTGTACCAAGAGATATTCCCCGCTGCCACGCTCAGAGAAGACGTAAGAGCAGCTGGTAAGTGGAAGACCAAGCAGAACGGTATCTACTACGCAGCGGGGGTACGCTCACAGATAGCAGGGCGCGGAGCACACATTGCACTGATAGACGATGCCATGTCAGAAGAAGACGCCTTCTCAGAGGCAGGGCGTAGGTACATCAAGGAATGGTACCCCTCTGGTCTCAGAACCAGACTGATGCCCAACGGCTCTGTCATCATCATCAACACCCGGTACCACGAAGATGATCTCTGTGGCTGGCTCCTCTCCAACGAGACAGAGGATACAATCCCATGGGATGTCATCTCTATCCCAGCGTGGCTAGACGAGGACTCAGCAAACCTGCTAAACCTGCCAGAGGGTTCCTCCTACTTCCCGGAGTGGAAACCTGACAAACTCCTCCGACTAGACGAGGCAGAGATCAGGGCCAACAACGGGGGCAAGTACTGGCAAGCCCTGTACATGCAGAACCCCACACCTGACGAGGGCTCTGCCATCAAGTCTCACTGGTTTCAGAACTGGGACGAAGAAGACCCTCCAGAGTGTGACCTTATCATTCAAACCTATGACACTGCCTTCTCCACCCGGAGCACCGCTGACTACTCTGTGATCCAGACATGGGGCATCTTTGAGCACCTAACCACTGACCTAGCCGGGAGAGAGTACATGGCCCCTAACATGATTCTACTGGGCAATGTCAGGGAACGCTTGGAATACCCAGAGCTAAGAAGGACAGCGCAGGACCTCTACGACTCTTACCAACCTGACATTTGTATCATAGAAAAGAAAGCCTCTGGGCAGAGCCTGATACAAGATATGCGAAGAGCAGGTCTCCCTGTGTTGGATTACCTCCCAGACCGTGATAAAGTAGCAAGGGTACACGCAATTACACCTATACTAGAATCTGAAAGAGTCTGGCTCCCCCGAGGGAAGGACTGGGCCGAGGACCTATTTGCAGAGGCCATACAGTTTCCCTATGCCAGACACGATGACCAAGTAGACGCCATGGCAATGGCCATACTCTACCTGAAAGAATCTTGGCACCTGTCTCACCCTGATGACCCCTCCTACGAGGAAGATGAAAATAAACCCAAGAAGAGAACCTATTGGAATTGGAATTAAACAGTGGACATTAAATCTCTTGAAAAAATTGCAAAAGGAGTTCTTGGCCCTGCTTATAATCCGGTAAGGGCTTTAATTCCAGATGTAAGAGGAATTGTACCGGGACTTCAAGAAGCTGGAGTTACCTTGGAAGAAGCGGTAGAAAAAAAGGACATAGGTAGTGGACTAGAAGGACTTTTAAAAACAGCAACAGTTCCTATGATGGCAGCTGCAGAATTTAATCCTGTAGCAAAGAAAGCATCTAAAGTTTTAAAACAAGCATCACCAAAAAAACAAAGAGACTATCCAGATACAAAACTAGCTGATAGGGTCCCTTTTAAGAACCAAATTCAATTTTTAGAAGACCACGGGTTTGGTCCAAGAATAGGTGGAAAAAAAGCTAATACTTTTGAAATAATAGATAATGAAAGAATAATAGTTTATAGTGATACAGGGCGTTCAACTTCTGGAGGAAAAGAAAAAGTATCACAAAAAACTTTTAAAAATCCTACTTTGAAACAAATGCGTGAATGGATGGGATATAAAGAGGGTGGAAGAGTAGAACGTAATCCTTATAAGAACTATGAATCAAAAGCAATATAGGGTATACTGATGACAATATCCAGAGCAAGCATTCCCAGAGAACTCAGAGGTGGTAAGAAAAGAATAAAAACCTCTACCATAGAGAAGGGAAAGAAGATAGTATCAAAGAAGAAACCCGGAAGGAAAAAGGTCTAGACCATGGCAGTTGAACGTAACCCACTCTTGATGATGGAGCCAGAACTCCAGCAAGAAATGCCCACCTCTAACTTTGACGTAAGAGGAGAAACTCCCTCCATAGAGGCAGAGATGCTAGAGGAGAACATCATTAACTTTATGCCCACAGAAGACGGGGGCGTAGAGGTAGAGTTCGGAGAGATAGAAGAGATGATGATCTCTGGTCCCATGGGGTCTCACTTTGAAAACCTAGCAGAGTACCTAGAGGAAGATGACCTAGTAGACATAGGGAACACGGTCCTAGACTCTTACGAAAGTGACAAGGAGTCCAGAGAAGAGTGGGAACAAATCTTTGAGCGTGGCTTTGATCTACTTGGTCTCAAGCTAGAAGAAACCACAGAACCCTTTGACGGTGCCTGCACAGCTGTCCACCCGCTCCTGATAGAGTCAGTGGTCAAGTTCCAGAGCAAAGCATCTCAGGAACTCTTCCCAGCGGGTGGACCTGTAAAGTCCCAGATCATAGGCTCCTCCACCATTGAGCGCGAGAAGCAAGCTCAACGTGTCAAGAACTTTATGAACTACCAGCTGACAGAACAGATGCCAGAATACTTTGAGGAGCAGGAGAGACTTCTCTTCCACCTCCCTGTGATGGGGTCTGCCTTTAAGAAAATCTACTATGACCAGCTACTGGAAAGACCAGTGTCAGAGCTAGTTCCCGTGGACCACTTCTATGTCTCCTATAATGCCAAGGACCTCAGAACAGCTAGCAGGTACACTCACCTTATCTTCCGTTCAGAGAATGACTTCAGGAAAGACGTTGTCTCTGGCATGTACCGTGACGTTGAACTCTCCAAGCCTTCTGCTCCTGATCTACCAGAGATGACCCAGAAGATGGACGAGATCATGGGCATTGCCTCCGGGGGCATGGACCTAGAAGACCCCCAGTACGTTCTCCTAGAGCAGCACTGCTACCTAGACCTTCCAGAACCCTATTCTGACCCAGACGGTATAGCTCACCCTTACATTGTAACCATAGAGGAGACCAGCAAGAAGGTCCTCTGCATCAGAAGAAACTACAAAGAGGACGACCCCAAGAAGGAGAAGAAACTTCACTTTATCCACTACAAGTATGTACCGGGGTTTGGTTTTTATGGTCTTGGTCTTATTCACTTCCTAGGTAACCTGACCATGACAGCCACCACTGCCATGCGCTCTCTGATAGACGCAGGACAGTTTGCCAACCTCCCCGGTGGTTTCAAGGCCAGAGGCGTCAGGCTGGTGGGCGACAATGAACCAATTGCCCCCGGTGAGTTCAAGGAGGTGGAGAGCACAGGCATTGACCTGAACAAGGCCATTGTAACTCTCCCCTATAAAGAACCTTCTCAGACCCTGATGGCCATGATGCAGTTTGTCATAGGAGCAGGACAGAAGTTTGCAGACTCCACAGAGCAGGTGATTGCAGATTCCAAGAACTCTGGACCCGTGGGAACCACCATGGCCCTACTGGAAGCCTCTTCAAAGTTCTTCTCTGCCATTCACAAGCGCCTTCACAAGGCACAGAAAGACGAATTTGCAGTCTTGGCCCAGATAAACTATGACTATCTACCCCCTTCCTACCCCTACGAGGTGGTGGGAGGAGACCAAGAGGTGTTCAAACAGGACTTTGACGGGAGAATTGACATCATTCCCGTCTCTGACCCCAACATTCCCTCCTCTGCACACCGTATGGCACTGGGACAACTGGCAATTCAGCTTGCTTCTCAGACTCCTCCCGGTACTTTTAACATGCCAGCCCTCTACAGAGAGGTCCTAACCGCTGCAAACTTCCCAAACCTGGACGAAATCCTACCACCGGACCAAAAACCAGAGCCAAGAGACCCTCTGGCGGACATCATAGCCGCCACCAAGGGCCTCCCCATAGCTGCTTTCCCGGGGCAGAACCACGAAGCGCACATTCAGTTCAAAACTTCCTTCCTAAAGGACCCTGCCACCGGGGCAAACCCCATGATGAAGCAGATTGTACCCATAATCA